AGCCTCTGCAAGACGGTCCTTGCTAGCCTTAAGATCCTCCTCTAGCTTGACAGAAAAATCGTCCTTGATAGTAACAGATGCCGTATCACTGTAAGGGCTGTACACGCCAACACGGTCTACAGCGCGCATGCGGTAACGGTAGGTAGACCCCACGTCCTCTGGCTTAAACGGAAGAATAAGGGTGGTCTCACCGTGGACAATAGACCCCACAATCTGCCAGTCATTAACCGTGTCGGGGGACTGCTCCACCATTACTTTCTCGGTACGAGCTGGAGCCTTCACTGCCACACCGCCTTGCAGTAAGTTGCCGCTCCAACGCACCTGTACGATAGACGCATCAGCCGTGGCAGTAATTCCATAAGGCGCTGGCAGTGGCTCATCAGGGGTCTCAGTGTGGATTTTGGTAGGCACCGACCAATAGCCCGAGACACCCTCAACCAAGGCGCGCACTTTAACCTCAGTAGGGGTGTTAACCATCAAGCCCTCGAAGGTGGCAGTGTTGTCCTCTGTAGAGATCAACTCACCTGTGGACAGCAGCACCTCGTAGGAGTCAATAGCCATGTTCTTACCGGACTGGCTGGTTGAAACTTTAGGCCATGTGACGGTAATAGTGCTTAAAGGTGTTTCTCCGTCCCAGTAGCCAGTTGAGCTAGCAGCAACCTCTACCGGAGTAGCTGGCATGCGCTCAGGCGGCATCTCCTTAGTGGAAATTCTGCCAGGGGCGTTACCATTGCTCGGGTCTGCCACACGTGCTAACGATACCAGCTCGGTTCCCAGGCCAATCTGGGATTTATCTAGGTTAATCCAGTCAATGTCTAAGCTAACTACTTTGGAGCGCACACTGCTAGGGTAGTCCTTGTCCATAATAAACACGGTATCAAACACGTCAAAGCGCTCAATCTCGTGCTGCCTGCCAGACAAGCCAGACAGTTCAAACTCGTAGGAGATGACAGGCTTAGCCCGCATAAACAGGTAGGCTTCCATAAGGCGCTTCATCTCAGCGGCCTTAATACCCTCCTTAAAGTCGTAGTAAGCTATACGAAGCTCCTTACTGTAGGAGTAATCCTCCAAGTAAGGCTTACCACCGTTAACCTTAGAGATTGTCACACCATCAGGCGACTGACCATAGATACGGGTGATGAGCCCTGTGGTATCAATACGACGGGTGGACTTAGTAACGTGCTTGTCGTAAGTAAACGTGGTACCACGGTCACGGCCGGGGTTGCTGAGCAGAAGCACTTTCTTGGCATGCTCGTCGAACACCGGCTGCAAGCCATACGTAGAGCCAATCTGGTTAATCCCGCTAAGTGCCGTGCCCTCGGAAAGCTTCCATGTGGCCTTATCCGATGCGTCTACCCTGCCAACTGTCCAAGCCGTGTCACGAAGAACATACTCCAGGCACTCCCTAATAGAGGCCCGGCTAAACTCTACTGTAGCCAGCTTGCCGCTATACAGCAGCTCGTACCAGGAGCGCTCTGCATACACCTCAATACGGGAATCACCGCTACGGGTGTTGCCAGTAAAGTCCAGAGAGCGGATACGGTACACCCTGTTACGGAACGTGATGTCCATCTCTGGGAACAGCTCGGCAGCTTTAGGGTCATTGAGATCAAGAGTCATCTCTAAGGTGGACTCGTTCTTCTCAGTGTCCTTGGTACGCATACCGATTAGGCTATTGTTAAGCATGACGCCGCCATCTGCGGTGTGTGCGATAACCGGGCTAAGTTCGTAAGGTGGCACGGCTGATTTGTCCGGAGTGACCATTATATCCTCTTTCCGTTAATGGTAACGCTGCAGGTGCTTAGGGCACCTGTAGTGCTTACTGTGGCAACGTTGTTTCCTAAGCCAGATTCAATATCCTGGTAGACGGTAAACATGTCCGCTTTATTACGATTTTTAACTCCTCCAGCTGCAGTGTAAAATTCCTGGTTGGCAAAATCCAATACAAGCTCGTCACCGGAGTATACTGGACCTTCAACTGTAGCGCGCTGAGCCGTGTCATGATTAGAATCACGTAGCGTAACGGTAACCGTTTCACGAGCTGCAACCGTACCTGTAAACGTAAACACCGGAGCAGACGGTACGTTGCCTTGCTGTCGGGTAAATGTAAACGTCTTGGTCTGACTTGTTCCGTTATTAGTGTAGGTCTCTGCCACATCTGGCTTGTACCCGTGGGGGTCTGGTGCCAGCAGCTCTAAGCGCGCTGTAAGCACGGCCTTGCCTTTACCGCCTACAGCCTGTGGCCATAGCTCAGCATCCCGCTGCCACTCCAATGACTTGTCCTGGATTACCTGGTACTGCCAGCCTTGCAGTGGGTTAAACTCCAGAGTCTGCAGTCCAGATGCAGGGTACAGTGCCCCTGTAACCTTGCTGGCTAAATCCAGGGCCTTTTGCACGCTGTCCTGCTCAATGACCAAGTTAAACAGGAACCTAGCAGGGTTAATCCCCACGTACGATAGCCTACCTCCCCAACCAACTGGTAGGTTAAGCGTGTCCACGTCGGGATTGGAGCCAGGTAGCTCTACCAAGATAGCTTGCAGGCCATCTATCTTATCTGTGTCTAGCTTATTGCCTAGTTTCAAACTCATGACAGAACTCCTTGTGCTCGTAGCTCTCGGTTGATGTCTCGGCTAAGCTGGTTGCTCAGCTCTCGGATGTCCTGGTCGTTACGGACTTCCATGCGGCTAACAGTTACCAGGGGGCCGGAGAACGTGACTCCACCTGAACCCTTTTGAGAGCCCACCGGGTAGTTGGGGTTAACCGGCTGGCTGTAAGCCGTTCCTGTGGAGAGCTGGCTACCGACTTGGGAGTAAGAGGTGCCTATTGCCACACCGCCTGCGAGGTCGAGGTCCATTCCTCGGAAAGTGCCCTCAATCTCGCGAGCAGTGCTAGCCATCTCATCCACCATACCGCTGCCAGCGCCCCGCGCCGCGTCAGTCAGGTTCCTGCTAAGCTCTCCAGCACCCTGCTCCAGTGTGGCCTTGTCGTTAAAGCCAACCATCAGGCCCTCTGCCAGGTACACGCCAACTTCATCCCGCATCAGGCGTGAAGGGGAGTGGATCCCGAAAGCTGACTTAGCCGTGTTCACCACGCCTGCTGCCATATCTGCCCAGGCCCCACTATTGGCCATGCTGTTCAGGGAATCCATGCCTGTTCTCAGACCAGAGGCGATGTTCTCCCCTACGTCGGATAGCCCGTCAGAAGCACTTTTGGCAAAACTGGAGATGCCAGCAGTTACATTTTTAATCGTTGACCCAATATGAGGTATCTGGTGGAAGAATCCACGGACATGCGAAGCCGCATTTCTAAAAAAGTTTCCTATACCAGCAGCAGCCGTTCCAAGGGCTGGACCGATTAGAGGGATCTTGGACAAGAACTTAGGGAAGCCGCTGAGCGCCTCTCCTGCCTTGGCTCCTGCGGAGTTGACCATGTTAGTCACCTTGCCGGTTATGTCGCCTAAGCTGCCACCAAACTGGTTAACTGCTCCCTGCAGGGTACCCATCATTTTAGCGCCTATAGATTGGGCATAGTCAACCATAGGAGCCAAGTGTTGCTGAACTTGCAGGGTGACCTGACTAAGGGCGTCATCCACCATGTAACGGGCGCTGTTAAGCCCGTCTGCTAGGTTGGAATTAAACGCAGCACCAGCGGCACTGAACGTACCGGCTACTGCAGGCGTACCACTAGCCACGTTATCGCCAATAGTGGTCATCATCCCGGATGAATTGCTGTCCATATCGCCGTTAAGGATACCAAACAGACGATCAAGCTCGTTGATCATGCCAGTAAACTCGTCTACGACGCCTTTAACAGCCTCAGGGTTCTTCCAGGAGTCAAGGCCCTCCTCAATTGTCTGGCGGGCACCTTCCATGCCGTCCTTTAGGGCTGGCTGCAAGTCACTAAACATGGCATACACAGAGTTCGTCACCGTGTAGGAGTTGCCGTTAATACCGTCTGCCACACCGAGCATAAGGTTGCGACCAATGGCGTCCCTAAACACCTTGGATGGGGAAGCAATACCAAACTGCTTCTTAGTATCCTTAATCAGCTGGCGAGACCATGAGTGGATTTTGTGCTGCAGTCCACTTGTAGAACGGTTAATGCCTGACCAGATTCCGTTGACCATCTCCTGCCCCATCTTAACAGAAGAACGGTACTGCTCACCAAGCTTGGCGGACTGGTTAACTACACTCTTAGCAAGGTTGTCTCCAATGTAGTTGCTGAGCTCTGCATAGCCCCAATCACCGCCGTCAAAAGCGGTCTTAATCTCCTTAGCAACCTCGTTATAGGACTCTACTGCATCCAGCAGGTTCTGTGCGTTGTCAGATCCTACAATGCCAGCAAGCTCCTCAAAACCGAAGTCTATGTCACCAAACATTCCAACTACAGACTCCACAGAACGGGTAAAGTCTCGTGTGGCCTTGTTGAACGTCTTAATCATGTCCTTGCTGACTGAAACAGCCTTGCGGTAATACCCACCAAGCTCAGCAGACAGGTTAACTATCTTGAGGGCTGCATCGTCTCCAACGTAGCTGGCAAGCTCTCCGTAACCCCAATCACCACCGTTAAAAGCGTACTTGATTTCATCCCGAACAACGCCTAAGGACTCCGCTGCATTAAGGATCTTCCTAGCTGTTCCTTCATCAAACAAGGCAGACATGTTATTGGAGTCCCAGGTGTCGCCAGAACCAGTCCAGGTAAAGGCATCCTGAAGTTCGTTAAAGGCTCCTACCAGAGTATTCTTCTCTCTGCGGATGTTAGAGCTTACACCCTTAAGACCCTTGTTAACGCGGTTCCCCACTCCCCTGAACATACTATCCAGGGCCTTGAGGGGCTGGTCAGTTGCTTGAGTAATACCTACTGCCACACCCGCCATAAGTTGTTTACCGATCTCATCACGGAACACCTTGGACGGGGAAGCAATCTTAAACATGCTCTTGGCATGGTTAATAACGCCCTTAGCCCATCCAGCAATCTGGTTCTTAAGCCAGCTGCCTGCATTAGCGATACCCTGCCAGATACCACGGACTAGGTCAGCACCAGCAGAGACCATAGCCTCCACGCCGTTACGGATAGCCCCTGATACGGTACTGAGCAGGTTACCGATAGCACCTGTTACAGCACCAAAGGCACTACGCATGCCGTTAGCAAGGTTGCTGATTAGTCCGGTACCGTGGGAGAGCATGGTTCCAAAGAACCCAACCAAGTTAGAGCCAATGTTAGACAGCAAGTTGCCAACAGCTCCCGTAACGGTTCCGAACACGCTGGACATTCCGTTACGCAGGTTGTTGATAAGACCGGAACCGCGCTCTTGCATGGATCCAAAGAAGTTGGTAATGCCTCCAATAATGGTGCTACCCAAGTTGGAGATAAAGCCTACAATGGAGCTGATAGCAGAACCAAACCCATTGGAGATGTTGTGCATAAGCTCAGCACCTTTAGCAATCAAGTTTGCTGAGAATGACGTAATGCCAGTAACAATGTAATCCCAGATACCGGAAGCAAACTCCCCGATAGCAGAGATAGCAGAGCCAAAACCATCGGATATTGAGGTACCAAGCTGCCTACCTTGTTCCGTGAATTCTTCCCACTTATCGGAGAAGAAGCCCTTGATCCCATCAATCACAGGGCTAAGCCATTCACCTATTTTAGAACCCAGCTCTCCAAGCACGCTAAACACAGACGTCAGGACATCAAGAAAGGCGTCACGCCATACAGTGCCAATCTCGTAAAGGGCATCTACAATACCCATGAAAAGCTCAGGAAGATGTCCGAGTAGAACTGGAATGGCCTGAACAATGCCTTGAGCTAGAGCCAGGATCAACTTAACGCCAGCTTCAAGAAGCAGAGGAGCGTTCTCTATCAAGGCTTCAACCATCGTTAAGATACCGTCTACTAGAACAGGTATCAAGGTTGGCAGTTGCTCAGATAGACCATTTGCTAGGGAAGTCACGAGCATGACAGCCCCCTCAATCAACTGAGGGGCCACCTCTGCAATTGTGTTGACTAGGTCACCAATCAAAGGAGCAACAGATGTGGCAAGCTGTGGAGCTGCAGAAGCAACGCCCTCCAGCAGGCCCTTGATTAGGGACACACCTGCCTGCAGCATAGGAGGTACAGCCTGCATGATGGTGTCGGTCAACCCAGACATCAGATCGCCAATTTGAGGACCCAGCTTGCTCATATTGGATCCAATGTTCTCAATAACAGGCGTTATGTTGTTGACGACGTTTTTAGCGTTGTCTAGGACGTTGCCTGCCAGCTGTGCCACATCCGCATCTCCACGGCCTAGGCCCACCAGCAGGTTGTCAAATGCAGCTTTGGTAGATCCTATTGATCCAGAGATTGTCTCGCTGGCTTCCTTAGCCGTGGTGCCCATAACGCCCATGTCATCTTGGACGGTGTGGATGGCTTCGATAATCTTGTCAAAGCTGACTTCATTAACGTTATCAGCAGTGACCTCCATAGTGTCTCCAAGGACACCGGAGTCGTTAATCAAGCGGGCCATCTCAGCCTGCGTACCACCATAACCCAGCTTTAGGTTATCAAGCATGGTGTAGTTCTGCTTGGCAAATCCTTGGTATGCGTTCTGGATGTCTGTGATATTAGAACCAAACTTGTTGGCATTGTCAGACATGTCGACCATAGCGGTGTTAGCTAGGTCAGCAGCTGCCTCAGTGTCTCCTCCGAGACCCTGCAAGAGCGCGGCTGAGAAGGACGTAACCTGGCTCATGTAGTCATTCGCGCTCATTCCAGCAGTTTGGTAGGCTTGCTCAGCATAAGCCTGCATCTTGCCAGCGGAGTCCTTAAACATGGTCTCCAAGCCGCCAATGTTCTGCTCATACTCAGCAAACCCACCAACAACAGCGGTACCCAGGGCACCGGCGCTAGCTACGGCGGCTGTTCCCAGACCTGCCAAGCCAACTGCCAGCCCCTTGAGCTTGCCAACTGCTCCAGAAGCCCCGGACCCGATACCAGACAGACCCCGCTCTACCGAGTCAGCACCGTCGAGGGATAACTTGATTCGTACGTCGTTGTCTGCCATTGTAGTATCCTATTCTGAAGTCTCTTCTGAGTATGGGATATGTTCACCAGGACCTTGCGACAGCCAGTAAACGCCCATACCGGGGTCAGAGCCGTTACCTTTATGGTAACTTTCTATGGAAGACTTGTTTTGGCGTCTCCACATCTCCTGACCCTCCGAAATAGCTCTCTGGCTTGGGCATTCAAAGGAGAATGCCACATAGTCCTCGATAGTTTCTTCTCTGTCTAGTGCGTCATTATGCAAGTGCTGGCTTAGAGGTCTTCCGCATCCAGGGCACTTGGTGTTCTGGTAGTGTTTCCACTGCGAAACAATTTCTAAGTCAACCACATCCCAGCAGGCTGACTCCCCATCATTCTCTAGATGGAGAGGTGGCCTGCCAGTCTGCAGGGACAAGTCCAGCAGGAGCGCTAGCCTTGGCCCTATTTCGTGGGGTGGATAGTAACGTTACCACCACTGTTCTGCCACGTCATAAAGGAGTTAACTAGGTTCTGAAGCAGACCAGAGCTCAAGATGCACTTGGGACTGTTGTAGCTAACCAGCTCGTGGTCATCAGACAACAGGTCCTCTGGTGTGGCCTCTGGAGAGCGGAAGATGCCAATAAAGGTGTCCTCAAGAACCCGCTCATACTGGTCGAGAGGAGACTGGTTGGCACCTTTCTTAACCAGAAGTGACCAGGTCTTAAGATCGATGCGCTTAAAGGCTAGCCACACCGTCTTGGACTCGGGCTTAAGACGTTCTACCTTAGCCCGGAGATGCTCTACGTTATCAGAAAGGAACTCCTGCTCACCGGCAACGGTCTTCAAGCTCTTAGCTTGCTTAAGCTCCAGCTTGGCATCCTCGTACTCCTGGGAGTACTTGGTTCCAAGCTCAACCTCCAGCACAAGGCGCTCTTCCTGACGGTCGTTAACAACCGCCATCAGCTCCTCGTACGAGTTAATGCCTGCCATTAGACGTTACCTCCAGAAGCTGAGGTTCCGGTAACTGCTACTGCAGTCTTGCTACGAGCCAGCACGTTAACATGGGCGTTGATACCGATAAAGGTGTTGGAAGCTTCTGCAGGATCGATGGAGGTGATAACAACCTTCCATACCCACACGTAGTCACCAGCAGCAATAGGCTTGTCAGAGCTCTTGCCATCACGGCGATACAGGAACACAGTGTCGCCAATCTTAAGGGCCTTGAGGAGGGTGGAGTCCTCCTGACCAGTGGTCTTGATAAGGATATCGTCCATGGAGTGGGACGTAGAGGCTGGCAGCTGCTCAGACTCTGGGTTGCACAGCCAGTCGACGGACTCAGAATCCGTAGAGGACGAAGCGTTGAAGTTAGTTACCGCGCACTCGATGGCAGTAGCTACATCAAGCTCCTTCTTGGTGGGGGCGTTGATGTCCGCAATGGACGGTGCGAAGCCAATAGCGATGTTGCCACGGCTGGTAGCAGTTGCAGGGTTCCACTTAGTGATAGCCATTACTTGTTCTCCTTCGGCGTGGTGGCTGGCTTGATAGCTTGCGGCTTATCTGACTTGAGGGTTTCCTTTGGCTTATGCACAAAAGACCGGATAGACTCCCCTGGCTTGAGGTCGCGAATCTTTTCCTCAGTGTCTGGGTTGCGGTTTTCTTCACTGACAGCGTAAGTGTTGCCAGTCTCCTTGTGACGAACGACGATTCCCGCCATTACAAGGCTCCTTCCGTAGTTGTTACTGTGACCAGAGACTCATATTGACCCTCCAGCTCGTTACCATAGTAGGCTACAGAGGTGTGAGCCACCCCTGAGCCCAAGTTTTTACCGACCAACTCTCCAGCAACGTCTCGAGCAAGGTTAGCGCTAGCTGCCACACTAGCAGCACAGCAGTAAACCCCCACACGGTCTGTCCAGGTGGTCGCACCACCACAGACTGTGAAGTCATCTGGATCAGTGGTCATGGGGCGCACTACCAAGTAAGGCAGCTTGGCCCCGGTTGCTGCATAGCCATCGTAGCAAGGGACTCCTAAAGGCTCCAGAGCGGAGATCACCAGAGAACTCATATCCCCAGATCACCCGCCTTAAATCCCATAGACCTCATCTTGCTACGAAGCTGGTTTGCAGCCTTGATGTGGAACGGTCGTGCTGGCATCCGACTGGTGCCAAGTGCAATAAACGGAGCATACTGCACAGTAGGGCCAATCAAGTAGGTATTCTTGCCAGCAGACTCCCTAGTGGTGCTGTTCAGCATGGTGCCAGTGTCAACCGCGTGGTAGTCCTGGATAGAACGCTTCACGTAGCCAACTCCTAGCTCTGCAAACTGAGCCATCTTCTTACGAGTGGCCCCATCCACGTTACGACTTGCACTGGCATACCGGCTAGCCAACTGCGACATGCTTATGGCCATCGCACATCACCCTTTCCTTGCTGATTTACCGAATGGAAATCAGTAGCCACAGCTTTACGAATCATGGCTAGGCCATTCTCGCTCACCTTATC